CAGGAACTCTCCGGGAAGCGCCGGGGAAACACCCGTGAACACCCCGGATGCCCAGGAAGGGAAGGGAAGGGAAGGGAATAGGAAGGGAAAGGAGTTCCCGACCGCTACCGCGGCCGGCCCCGTGCTGATCCACGCGGAACATTCGGAGAAGCCGAGCAAGAGCGAGGCGAAGACGGCCTCGACCTGGGCCTCGTACGCCGAGGCATATCGCGGCATCTACGGCACGGACCCAGTCCGAAACCGCACGGTCAACGGACAGCTGAGCCAGTTCGTCGACAGGGTCGGCGCCGCCGATGCGCCGCAGGTTGCGGCCTTCTTCCTGAGCCATCCGAACGCGTACTACCGATCCCGCGGGCATTCGGTCGGTTGTCTGCTCAGCGATGCCGAGAAACTGCGCACCGAGTGGGCGACGAAGCGTGTGACGACCGGCACGCAGGCGCGGCAGCAGGAGCGCACCGCGAGCAATCCGTTCGTCGGGCTGCTGCAGGAGCGCGGCCATGCGTGAGGCGAGCACGGAAGTCCTGCAGGCCTTGGCCGTGACCGCGGAGGTCTGCGGCGCCGACCTGAGCCCAGCTGCGGCGAAGATCATCGCTGGCGATCTGGCGGAGCATCCCGCCGAAGCCGTGCTGCAGGCGCTGGTGCGCGTCCGTCGCGAGCACAAGGGTCGCTTGAGCCTGGCCGCGATCATCGAGCGCATCGACGACGGACGCCCCGGTATCGAGGAGGCCTGGGCCTTGGTCCCGAAGGACGAGCGCGACTCCGCCGTGCTGACGACCGAGATGGCGCGGGCGCTCTACGCCGCGCAGAGCCTTATCGGCGCGGGCGATCTGATCGCGGCGCGCATGGCCTTCCGCGAAGCCTACAAGCGCGAAGTCGAGCAGGCACGCGGCCGCGGCGAGCCGATCCAGTGGCAGGCCAGCATGGGCTGGGATGCGTCAGGCCGCGCCGGCGTTCTCGGTGAGGCGGTGAAGCTGGGTCGCATTCCGCTCGCAATCGCTGAGCAGCAGGTCTACGGCGACTCCCTGCGCGAGATGCTGGAAGCGGCCGGTGTCAGCAATCACCCCGCACTGGCGGCGCCGAAGCCCGAGGCGGTCGGACGCATCGCGCAATTCCTCCCTGGCAAGCCGAAGCAGGTGACGCAATGACACAACTCGCGATCAACTTCGAAGCCGCGCGCGCCGCGCGTGATGCCGGCATGCGCCAGGCGCTTGATCACGCCGAGGCCGCGAACGATGGTTGGAAGCACGAGGCCTACACGTTCCTGTTGCAGTTCTGCCGCTCGCACGCCGAGTTCATTTCGGAGGACGTCAGCGATGCGCACGAGCGCCTGGGCTATCCGCAGCCGCCGACGAAGCGCGCCTGGGGGGCTCTGTACACGAAAGCCGCACGAGAGGGTTACATCGCGCAGTGCGGCATGGGTCGCAGCCGATTGCGCCATGCGTCGATCTGCCCGAAGTGGCGGAGCCTCGTTTATCGAGGTGCAGCATGAAGATCCGCCCCAAGGACAAGAAGGCGACGATCATGCTGCGCGTGATCAAGGGCGCGCTGGTGCCGGCTGACCTCACGTCCGCCGGCATGCTGCGCGATCGAAACTACAACATCGGCGACGTGCTTTCCGCTGAGCTCAAGAAGCCGCGCAACCCGAAGTTCCACCGCATGGCGCATGCGCTGGGCCAAGCGCTGATCGAGAACACCGACGACTTCGCCGAGTACACCGACGCCCACAAGGTGCTCAAGCGCTTGCAAATCGAAGCGAACATCGGCTGCGACGTCATGGCGATCAAGGTTCCGGGTATCGGCATGCTGGAGCACCGCACGCCGCAGAGCCTGAGCTTCGAGAACATGGACGAGGCCGAGTTCCAGGCCGTCTACGCTGCGCTCTGCAACTACGTCATAAAGCACTACTGGCGCGACATGGAAGCGGATCAGATCGAGCAGATGGCTTCGCTTGTGGGGATGGCAGCGTGAGCCGCCGAGCCCACGATTCGAAGCTGGTTGCCCGCGCGCTGGTGCTGGGCTACGGCGCCATCGCCCGCGAACTGTTCACGGAGTTCGGCCAGTCGGTCGGCGAATCGACGGTGCGGGACTGGGTGACGTATCGGACCCGGCCTGTTCGGCGGCCGGCCGCATGAAGCGTGCGACCATCAAACCACGGGCCCGGAAGTGCCGAAGCTGCCGGAACCGGTTCGTCCCGGCGAACTCGATGCAGACCGCCTGCAGCGTGCCATGCGCAATCGACCAAGGCATGGCGATGGCGCGCCGGCACGCCCGCAAGGCCAAGGCCGAAGGCCGCGCAAGGCTGCGCACGCGCCGGGACTACATCAAGCGCGCCCAGGTGGCATTCAACCGCTTCATCCGCCTCCGCGACGCCGCGCTGCCGTGCATCTGTTGCGACCGCATGTCGTCCGATGCCGACCTGGTCACCGGCAGCCGCTGGGACGCTGGGCATTACCGCAGTACCGGATCCGCGCCGCACTTGCGCTTCGTCGAGGACAACTGCCACCGGCAGCTGGTGCAGTGCAATCGCCACGGCGCGGGCCGTGCCGTCGACTATCGGCTCGGTCTGATTCGCCGGATCGGCATCGCGCGCGTCGAGGCTCTGGAATCGGACCAGGAGCCTCGCCAGTGGACGATCCCCGAACTGATCGAGATCGAGCGCACCTACAAAAAGAAGGCCAAAGAGCTGGAGTCCGCCCAATGAAGATCCAAAAGCACACCATCCAATGGCGCTGCAAGCTGTGGGGCATCTGGGCCCAGCAGCCCCGGGTCGAGTACGAGCGCAGTAGTTCGGTTTTCGGGCGCATCCATGAAGAGCAGGAGAACGCCGGCATCCACGGCGACGGCATCCGCTTCGAGATCATCGACGGCGTGAGTTGCCGACCGGATGGAGGCATGGCCCGGGCCGTGATCGCCAAGGGCCGCGCGATCGCGCACGACATCCGGTGCCGGGAGACGGCTGAAGCTATTTCCTGCCTGCCGGCTCAGATGCGCAATGCCATTGTCCACACCTACGTGGTCCCGCACCGAGAGAGCCCCCGCGGATTTGCAGAGGTCGCACGGCGGCTAGACATCGACGAATCCACTGTCCGGGAATATCTCAGAGTCGCCCATGAGCGCATCGCGCGCAGGATTTACGGCCCATTTGAAATCGTCGCTTGACGGACCCCCGGATTCAGTATAGCTTCACACTAACTTCGACTTCCTTTGCCCAAGCCCCGCCACCGAGCGGGGCTTTCGCGTTTCTGGAACCGCTTCACGACTCGCGCCCGTAAGGTGCAGAGAGGTCCCCATGGCGGCGAGAATCCGCAAGCAACACCAGGACGAGGTGAGGGCCAGGATTCAGGCCAGTCAGCTCGTCAACGTTCTGCAAAATCATGCTCTTGGCAAGACGAAGGCAAAACTGTCTCCTAGTCGGTTGAAGGCAATAGAGATTTTGCTAAAGAAGTCGATTCCGGACCTCACATCGACCGAGTTGAAGGGCGACCCGGACAATCCGATTCAGGTCAGCCGCATCGAGCGCGTTGTCGTTGATCCGGCGAAGTGACGGTTCTGCAGATCCAGACGCCGCGGGTATTCGTCCCGCTGCTGGGCGCTGCGCGCTACAAGGGCGCTTACGGAGGCCGCGGATCTGGGAAGTCCCACTTCTTTGCCGAGCTTCTGATTGAGGACTCGGCGGCAGAGCCAGGCAATAGCGGTGGCGTTGGGATGCGCTCGGTGTGCATTCGCGAGGTGCAGAAGGATCTGGCGCAATCGTCCAAGGCGCTGATCGAGGCAAAGCTGGCATCCCTCCGACTCGGAGAGGCCGACGGCTTTAAGGTGTTCCGCGATGTCATCGAGACCCCGGGCGACGGGCTGATGATCTTCAAGGGCATGCAGGACTACACAGCGGACAGCATTAAGTCGCTGGAAGGATTCAAGCGCGGATGGTGGGAAGAGGCGCAGACCGCGTCAGCGAGATCGCTGAACCTGCTGCGCCCGACCATTCGTGTGGAAGGCTCGGAGCTGTGGTTTAGCTGGAACCCGCGGCGCAGTTCAGACCCGGTTGACGTCCTGTTGAGGGGCGAGAACAAGCCGACTGGTTCGGTCGTGGTCAAGGCGAACTGGCGGGACAACCCGTGGTTCCCGGCGGTGTTGGAACAGGAGCGCCTGGACTGCATCCGCATCCAGCCTGAGCAGTACGAGCACATCTGGGAAGGCGGATATGCGTCGGTTCTTGAGGGCGCTTACTACGCGCGTTCAATTGCCGAGGCCAGGTCTTCGGGCAGGATCGGCCGCGTATCGCCGGATCCGTTGCTGATCAACCGCGTCTTCTGCGACATCGGCGGAACAGGTGCGAAGGCGGATGCATTCACGATGTGGGTCGCGCAGTTCATCGGCAAGGAAGTGCGCGTGCTGGACTACTACGAGGCCGTCGGTCAGCCGCTCGCCACGCATCTGATGTGGCTGAACGAGCACGGATACGTGCCGGCCAAGACGAAGATCTGGTTGCCGCACGACGGCGACACGCAGGACAAGGTTTTCCCCGTCAGCTACGCGAGTTCGTTCGAGGCAGCGGGCTACAAAACTCAGGTGGTTCCGAATCAGGGAAAGGGCGCGGCAAAGGCTCGTATTGAGACTGCGCGTCGTCTTTTCCCATCGATCTGGTTCAACGAAGACACAACAAAGGCCGGCCTCGACGCATTGGGCTGGTATCACGAGAAAAAGGACCCCGTCCGGAATGTCGGATTGGGCCCGGAGCATGACTGGTCATCGCACGGCGCCGACTCGTTCGGGCTGATGTGCGTCGCTCATCAAGAAGTGCTGCCAGCAGCGCAGCCCACGGTGAACCCCATGCCGGTCATGAACCATTTTGCGAGGCGCTGATGACTGAGAGCACCGAAAAGCGCTTCGAGAAGGTCCACGGACGGGCCCTCCGGCGCTTTGACGACATCCAGGCCATCTGCAGTCCTGAGCGCAAACAGTGCCGCGAGGATCGCCGGTTCTATTCGATCACTGGCGCGCAGTGGGAAGATGCGCTGGGCGAGCAGTTCGAGAACCTGCCGAAGTTCGAGGTCAACAAGATTCACCTGTCCGTCATCCGGATCTTCAATGAGTACCGGAACAACCGGATCAGCGTTGATTTCCGCGCGAAGGATGGGGCGACAGAGCTTGCTGACACACTGGACGGCCTCTATCGCGCCGACGAGCAGGACTCGGGCGCTCAGGAAGCCTACGACAACGCGTTCGAAGAAGCGGTAGGCGGCGGCTTCGGCGCTTGGCGTCTGCGTGCCAAGTACGAGGACGACGAAGACGAGGACGACGATCGGCAGCGCATCTGCATCGAGCCGATCTTTGATGCCGATACGTCGGTGTATTTCGACCTCAACGCCAAGCGGCAGGACAAGGCAGATGCCCGCTGGGCTTTCGTCATCACGGCGTTCTCGCATGAGGCCTACACAGAGGCCTACGGTGATGATCCCGCGTCGTGGCCGAAGACGACATGGGAGAACTTCGACTGGTGCACGCCCGACGTCGTCTATGTGGCCGAGTACTACGAGATCGAGGAAACGAGCCAGAAGCTCTACTGGTTCCGCGGCCTGACCGGCGAAGAGAAGAAGCTGACCGATGAGGAGCTTGAGGGTCAGGCCGAGGACTTGAAGGCTCTCGGGTACAAGATGGTCCGCAGCAAGCGCGTGAAGCGTCAGCGCGTGCACAAGTACCAGTTGAGCGGCAGCCGCATCCTAGAGGACGAAGGCTACATCGCTGGCAAGTACATCCCGATCATTCCGGTGTACGGCAAGCGCTGGTACGTCGACAACGTCGAGCGTTGCATGGGCCATGTCCGTCTGGCCAAGGACGCGCAGCGCCTGCAGAACATGCAGCTATCGAGGCTGGGTCAGATTGCAGCGCTGTCGCCGATCGAGAAGCCGATCTTCGCGCCGTCGCAGGTTGCAGGTCACACAACGATGTGGGCGGAGGACAACGTCAAGAACTATCCGTTCTTGATGGCCAATCCGCTGACCGATCCCGTAACGGGAGCAATGTCGACGGCTCCGCTGGGCTACACGAAGCCGCCTTCCGTCCCGCCGGCGCTGGCTGCGCTGTACGAGGCGACGCAGCGAGACATTCAAGAAGTACTGGGCAACCAGCAGGCCGGCGAGAAACTGCAATCGAACGTCTCGGCAGATGCGGTCGAGCTCGTGCAGAACCGCGTCGACATGCAGGCCTTCATCTACACCGACAACATGGCGAAGGCCATGAAGCGGTGCGGCGAGGTCTGGCTTTCGATGGCGCAGGATGTATACGTCGAAGAGAAGCGTGAAATGAAGGCGGTAGATGAGCGAGGGAATGCCTCGACCGTCACGCTGATGGCGCCCGGCTACGACGTCCAGAAGAAGGAAGAGACGACCGAGAACGACATCTCGCGCGCCAAGATGGATGTGATCACCGACGTCGGGCCTTCGTATGCCACTCGACGGGACAGCACCGTCCGCGCGCTGACCGGAATGCTGCAGGTGGTCGCGCCGGTTGATCCGGAAGACGCCAAGGTCCTGTCGTCGGCGATCCTGATGAACATGGACGGCGAGGGAATCTCCGACATTCAGGACTACTACCGCGCCAAATTGGTCCGCATGGGCGTCGTGAAGCCCACGGACAAGGAAAAGCAGGAGCTGGCGCAGGAAGCGGCGAACACGAAGCCGGACCCGTTGGCCGAACTCGCTGCCGCGCAGTCCGAAGAATCCAGAGCCAAGGCCCAGAAGGCCCAGGCCGACACGATGCTCGCGGTCGCGAACACGCAGAAGGTCGAGGCCGAGACGGTCAAGACCTTGGCGGACGCGGACAGCACGCGCGTGAACGATGTTATTCGGGCTGTCGAGACCATCCGACAGCCCGTTACGCAGTAATCCCCTGCCGGCGAGGGTGTCGCCGAGAACCGAGGCAATCAACATGGCAGATACCGAAGAAGAGGACGTTGTCGTCGCTGTACCCGAAACCAAAAAGGTAGAGGAACCGCAGAAGCCGGAAGGTGAGGTCGATACGACCAAGTCCGAGGGCGAAGACGGCGAAGTCACCGTTCAGATCGGAGAGGAAACGCCATCCTCAGAGGAAGATCAGGCCCCGGAATGGGTCCGAGACCTCCGCAAGAGTCACCGTGAGAGCCAGAGACGGCTGCGCGAGCTCGAGCAGGAGAACCAGCGGCTCAAGGCGCCGGCTGAAAAGCCGAAGCTCGGGCCGCGGCCGAAGCTGGAAGATTTCGATTTCGACGCCGACAAGTTTGCGGATGCACTCGAAAGCTGGCACGCGCAGAAGCGTGAACAGGACGAGCGCGATCGCCAACTCAAGGCCGAGGAGGAGAACCAGCTGAAGGCGGCGCAGAGCAAGATGGAAGCCTACGGAAAGGCGAAGGCCGATCTGAAGGTGGCGAACTACCAGGATGCCGAAGAATCGGTCCAGGCCAGCCTGAACCCCATTCAGCAGGCCATCCTGTTGCAGCACGCCAAGAATCCCGCTCTCGTCGTTTACGCACTCGGAAACAACCCCGGAAAGCTGAAAGACCTCGCCTCACTCACGGATCCGATGGAGTTCGGATTGGCGATGCGCGAATTGGAGCTGCAATTGAAAGTGACCCCCCGCAAAGCCCCGCCTCCGCCGGACAAGAACGTGTCCGGTGCCGCCCGCTCGTCTGGCGGTGTCGATACGACCCTCGAACGCCTTGAGGCCGAAGCCGAAAAGACCGGTGACCGCTCGAAGGTCATCGCCTACAAGCGAAAGCTCAGGGAAAAACAGTAATCCCAGCCGTACCGAAGACCGCCGAAAGGCGGTTTTTTCGTTTGCGGCTCCACAAATCTGGAGTTGAATCATGGCAAACAGTTTTTCGAAGGAAGAGCGCGTAGCGTTCGACCAGATCCTCGAGGGTTTCGAAGACGCCCTCGTCCTGTCCAAGAACGTGTCGATCTACAGCACCGACCAGGTGATGATGGAGCGCACGGACAACACCATCTGGCGTCCTCAGCCGTACATCGCCAAGAGCTACGACGGCACTGACCAGACGGCGAACTTCGGCGAGTACACGCAGCTGTCCGTGCCGGCGACCATCGGTTACCAGCGTTCGGTGCCGTGGAAGATGTCCGCCACCGAGCTTCGTGATGCGCTGCAGGAGAAGCGGCTTGGCCAAGCGGCCAAGCAGAAGCTGGCCTCCGATATCAACGTGGCGGTGATGAACGTCGCGGCCGCGCAGGGCACGCTGTTCGTGAAGCGCTCGTCCGCGGCCACCGGCTTCGACGACGTCGCGCAGTGCGAGGCGATCTTCAATGAGCAGGGCATCCAGCAGGGTGACCGCTACCTGGCGCTGTCCACTCGCGACTACAACGGCATGGCCAACAACCTGTCGGCGGCGTCGCGTTCGTTTGGCAACAAGAAGTCCGACAACGCCTATGAAAAGGCGTATGTCGGCGAAGTGGCCTCGTTCAGCACCTACAAGCTGGACTACGCCAATCGCCAGACGGCGGCTGCCGGTGGCGGTGGCCTCACCATCAGCACGCTCGCCGGCGCCGGAAACTACTGGGTTCCGAAAGCCACCAGCGTGGCGTCGACCGGTGAGAAGTCGAACGTGGACAACCGCTACCAGTTGGTGACGGTGTCGAGCACCGCGAACGTGGCGGCTGGTGACGCGTTCACCATTGGCGGTGTCGAAGCGGTGCACCACATCACCAAGGGCGGCACGGGGCAGGCAAAGACCTTCCGCGTCATCTCGGTTCAGTCGGGCACGACGATGGTCATCAGCCCGCCGATCATCTCGAACCAGGGCAACACGCTGGCCGAGTCGATCTACCAGAACGTGAGCGTTACCCCGTCGGGCACTGCCCCGATCACGTTCCTGAACACCGTCACGGGCGCGCTCAACCCGTTCTGGCACAAGGACGCCATCGAAATCCTGCCGGGCCGCTACGCGGTGCCTGCGGATGCCGGCGCGGCTGTCATGCGTGCCACGACGGAGAACGGCATCGAAGTGGTGATGCAGAAGCAGTACGACATCAACACCATGACGACCAAGTTCCGCCTCGACACGATGTTTGGTGTGAGCAACAAGCAGCCCGAAATGACGGGCGTGATGATGTTCTCGCAGACCTGATCCATTGGGGCCCTTCGGGGCCCCTTCTTCTTGGAGTGAAGCACAATGTCAACGATCCTTGAGAACGGCACTGCCACGGTCACGCTGACCGCGGGACAGAGCATTGCCGTTTACACCCTGGGCAGCGCCCAGGTTCTGCAGCGCGTTGGTTACCCCAATCAGCCGTCCTCGCTTTCCGCGGTGGGCACTGTTACGGGTGGGCAGACGGTTTTCGGCCCGTACGCCAGCGGCGGAACCTTCGTCATCAATGCCGGCGCGTTCCCGGTGACCTACGTCGCTGGTACCGCCCCGATGGTGCCTGACCAGGTCCTCAGCCGTCCGCAGCCGACCCCGATTGCCGTCAATACCACGGGCGCAGTGTCTGCCGCGGCCATGCTCGGCGGCATCGTCACCTCGACCACGGCGGCAGCCGTGGCAGGTACGGTCCCGACCGGCACCGTTCTGGATGCGGCCTCCGCCTTTGCCGTGAACGACTCGTTCGATTGGTCCGTGATCAACACGGGCGGGGCGAATGCCTTCACCGTGACGGCGGCGACCGACCACACGCTGGTGGGCGCTGCTGCCGTGGCTGCGAACACTTCGGGGCACTTCCGCACCCGCAAGACCGCGGCAAACACGTTTGTCACCTACCGCCTCGCCTGACGGAGTGGGGGCGGGGAAACTCGC